GTCAGCGATATACATTAGGCTAAAGAGGGCTTTGGGGCGTGTACCAAGCCAGTCGGAGGTTATAAGAGGACTAATTAAGGAACTAATCAGAGAAAGGGAAACAAGATGACAACATACCATTCTGTGGCTAAACAAAGGATAACATCTAAACATAAACACAACAAACAAGAACAAGTAAGAAAAGAAAGACCAGCACTACTAATCAAACACAAAGGGAAACCTAAACAATACTTCCCACATAAACATATCCCAATAACCAATCCACCAGTTCTAGGCTTCTCAATAACCTAGACGATAGAGATTATGGGGCTGTAGTGTTAAGGCTAGTCATCAACACAACTGAAAAGTAATGCAAGTAACCAACCTTGCCAGTCCCTCCATTATACAACAGGAGAATTAAAATGACAAAAATACAAGGTTCTCATAATATAGGATAAATGCAACTTGACAAAGTTATCAATAGTTGCTATATTACAAACAAGGAAAATAAAAGAGGAATATATATGGATGTGAATAATATACCAGATGTCGTTGGAATAACACTTGGAGCTAAGGGTAAGACAGTAATTTTACCGAACGGAAACATAACTAAAGATGGTGTTAGTGTTGCTAAGGCTTATAAGTCAAAATCAATAGTAGATGAGGTAATTAAGCAAGTGTCATTAAAGACATTGAAAGATGTAGGCGATGGAACTTCAAGTTCAGTTGTGTTAATGCAATCAATATATAATACACTTAAAAGAAAATCTTTTCCAAGAATAGCCAAAAAGCTAGACAAAGAGTTTGAAATAATCAACTCAATTATAAAGCAAGAATCAAAACCGATTAAAACAAGAAAGAATCTCTACGATGTAGCATATATATCAAGTAACGGAGATGAAGAAATCAGCAAGAATGTGTCCGATATATGCCATAGCATAGGTAAAGACGGCGACATTACACTTGAGATATCAGAAAAAAATGAAACATACTACAAGATAGACAATGGCTTTAAGGTAAAAGATGGTATTATATCTAATAGAATGTTAAACGGATCATCAGAAGTATTTCTCAATCCAGTAATTATGGTATGCAGAGATGAGATAAGAGCAGTTAAGCAAATCACAAGTATAGTTGAAGATATAGCAATTACAGAGAAAAGACCTTTAGTCATAGTATGTGATAAGGTTGACTCCGAAACGATATCAACATTTATTATAAATAGACGCGACACTAAGTTTAAAATGCAGTTAGCTATTGTATCTACATCTGATATTGATGGTTTATATAACAATCTTTCAACAATTACAGATTCTCAAGTTATGGACTCAGAAGCAGGAACTTCTTCTTATGATATAGAACGGGCTTGGTTAGGAACTTGTGAAAAGGTAATCATAGAAAATGATAAAACTGTATTCGTTCATTCAAAGCAAAAGAAAGATAAGCCAAAAGACATTAAAGCTAAGGATTGGGAAAAGATTATATCCAAAGTAGCTACATTATACATTGGAGGAAGTTCAAGACCAGAAACACTAGAGAAACTCGATAGGTATGACGATTCACTTCGTTCTAGTATGTCAGCTTATGAAGATGGATTCGCCAAAGGTGGTTCTTATATATGGCTAAAGGCAAGCAAAGAAGTTAAATTACTTCGTAAACCTATGCAATCAGTATTCAAACAAATGTGTAAAAACGCAGGATACAGCAAACTAAAAACATATTGGTTATTAAATCAATGTATAAGAAAACAAAAACCGTTTAATTTTAAAACAGAAGACTGGCATAGCGAAAAAGTATCCGACAGTGCTAAGGTATTAAGAGTTTCGATTGAGTCAGCACTATCAATTAGCAGGCTTCTTTTAAACACTGGTGCTATACTGGAGGATAAGTAGATGTCTTTAACACCCAAACAAGAAAAGTTTGCAGAATGTGTAGCTAGTGGTATGACCTATGCAGATAGTTATAGAGAGGCATATAACGCTGAAAACAGTACAAATGAGACAATATGGAGTAAGGCCTCAGAGCTAATGGCAAACGGCAAGGTAGAGGCAAGGGTAGATGAGATAAAGCAGGAGTGTGTCAAAGATATCAAATATGGAGTAGAAGAGTGCTTTGCAGAGTTTGAATCTTTACAGTTAGACGCTATGGGAGATAAGGATAGAGCCATTGCTAAGTCTTGCATTGAAAACAAAGGAAAACTAAAAGGATTATATGTTGAACAGAGGGTTGTTACTGGAGCAATAGCTATTGCAGACCCAAGCGACGAGGCGTTTAATGAGATAATGGAGAAAACCAAGTTATGATAAAGTTAATATTGATAGCGTTGTTGTGGTTTGGTGTATTGCCTTTAAGTTGGTTTATAACATTGTTCTTAATTAGTTTGTTTGTTAAGTAATAAAATAAGCAGGTATAACCGAGTTGATAAAAATATAATTACAAAAGGGGCAGATATTGTTAGATAATAGATTCCAATACTTCAAATTAAGAGATGAGTTAGCTAAACTCCCTACTGCTGAAAGAAACAGTATAATGAGAAGACTAGCTAAGACTGACATATTTTTTCTTTGTTGGTTTATTATAGGTTGGAATTTTTACAATCCGAACATTAAAAAAGAGAATTACCAATACAAATTAGATAAAAAAGGAGAGCCATCAGAAGAAGAGAATACTCCTGAGGAACAAGAGCGATTATATCAACACGCTCTTAAATGTGCAGAATATCCATTTAACTTCTGTAAGATGGTTGAGGAAGACCCTGACAGGTTGTGGTTAGTTGCAAGGGGTCATATGAAGTCGTTGACTATAACAGTGGCACAGAATATCCAAGATGTGATGAATGACCCAGAGATAAGTGTTGCATTGATTAGTTATAATCTAAGGATCGCAAAATCATTCTTAACCCAGATAAAGAATATCCTTGAGGACAACTTTTGGTTAAAGACATTATTCCCAGAGATACTATATAAGAATCCAAAGAAGAGTGCTAAGAGATGGAACGAGCAAGACGGTATATGTGTAAAGAGAAAGACTAACCGTAAAGAAGAAACATTTTATGGGTTCGGCTTGGTTGATTCTCAAAAGACTGGTTATCATAGTGAGATACATTCATTTGATGATATGGTTAATGAAAACTCCGTAACAGGAGAAGATATGATATCTAAGACAACTGCTAGGTGGGAGTTATCTGATAACTTGAAGATGATGACAGAAAAAGGAACTCGCAAGAGATATGTCGGAACTCGTTATCATTTATACGATACTTATGCTACTATAATGAAGAGGGGTATTCCTTATATCATTATTCCTGCAACTGATGATGGCACACTAGACGGAAGCCCTATATTTCTTTCAGAGTTCCAGTGGGAGCAGATGAAGAAGAACCAAGGTTCGCATACTACATATTTACAGAACTTATTAAACCCTAAGGGTAGCAAGGAGCGACAATTGGATGAAGATGATTTACAAACATACGGGAGATTCACTAAAGAGCAGATAAGAGAAGAGCTAATAACTTATATTTTAGTTGACCCAGCAAACGAGAAGAAGAAGAAGTCGGACTATTCAGCATTTATTGTTGTTGGTGCGGGAAATAATGGCAAGGTTTACATATTAGATATTGTCAGAGATAAGCTTAATCCAACAGAGAGGATAGATATGTTGTTTGAGCTTCATAAGGAGTTCAAGCCAATAAAGGTTGGTTATGAGAAATACGGTCTTCAGAGCGACATACACCACATTAAGGAAGAGATGAACAAGAGAATGCATCATTTTGTTATTGAGGAACTTGGTGGTCAAGTTAGTAAAGAGGATAGAATAAGGAATAGTTTACAACCATTGCTGGAAGCAAGCCGTCTTTACATTTTACCAGAGTTGTGGTATAAGGATTATGAGGGGAATACAGTTGATTTGATTGAGTCTTTTAAGGTGGAGATGGAATCATTCCCAGTTGGAGAACACGATGATATGCTAGATGCACTAGCAAGAATTAGTGATATAAATATGATATTCCCACAAGACGAGGGAAATGAAGAAAACGATTATGTTGAACGAGATTCAATGACAGGATATTAAGGAGATATTATGAAACTAGACAAAATATTAAAGTTAGACAACATTTTAGAGGAGCTAACAGACAAAGAAAAAGATGATTTGCAAGCCGAGGTTCAGGGTTGTGTTAAAGATGATTGTTCTGAACACGAGAAGAGAATCAAGATATACAAAGACATTAAGAAGACATCTAAGGCACAAGTTGACGAGCCAGTTAAGGAATTTCCTTGGGAAAATGCTAGTAATGTTAAATATCCTTTGATATTATCAGAAGCTAATGCGATAAGTTCAATGTTATCAACAGCAATTCTTCAAGACGATATAGTAAGGGGCGAGGTTGTTGGTAAAGACGAGGTTGAGGTTATAGACGAACAATCAGAAGATGGCACAAACACGCAACCTTTGGGTAAGCAAGAACGAGCTGATAGAGTTGCAGGATATACCAACCATCTATTGAAGTATGTTATACCAAGCTGGGAAGAGGGTGAAGACTCTCTATTAACTAGGTTAGCTCTTATGGGCAGTCAATTCAAAAAGACATATTATGACCCTATTGAAAAGGTTGTTAAAAGTGAGCTAGTTAACTTTGAAGAGATAATTATAGCAGACGCTGTTTCCTTAGAGGAATCACCAAGAATCACACATAAGTTTGAGTCTACTAGGAGTGAGGTAGTTGGAAGAACAAGAGCAGGATTGTATTCAGAAGTCGACCTAGAGGAAGAACAGGATAAGTTTGAAATATGCGAAACTCATTTTTATTATGATCTAGATGACGATGGTATAAAAGAGCCTTATATATTAACACACCTAACTGATGGGGAGCTATTAAGTTTACAAAAAAGATTTGATGAAGAGATGATAACCTATAATAAGAAAGGAGAGGTTGTTGCTATTGAAGCTGAGCTAAACTTTACAAAGTATGGATTTATAAAGGACAGTGATTCTTTGATATATGATATTGGCTTTGGACAATTACTAATGCCTTTAAACAAGACAATCAATACAATTGTTAATCAGTTAATAGACGCAGGAACGCTTGCTAATACATCTGGGGGTATAATCGGAGGAGGTTCGGGATTAAAGTCTGGCAAGTCCCTAAAAATCAAGATGGGAGAATACAAGGTTCTTAACCAAGTATCAAACATCAAGGATAATATAATGGAGATATCTGGTAAAGAGCCATCACCGACTCTATATCAACTATTGATTACATTATCCCAAGCTTCTAAAGACATCACAAGCATAAAGAACTTGAATCCAGAGAGTATCAATCCAAACACACCCGCGACTACTACACTGTTGATGTTAGAGCAGGGTCTTAACGAGTTTAAGGCAATTTACAAGAGGATATACAGGTCATTACAAGAAGAGATTAGGAAGATATTATACTTCACCAAGAAATATGGTTCTATTGCTGATTATTTAGATGTTATGGATTATGGTCAAGCTTCTGAAGAGGACTTTATCAAAGACGGGGATTATGTTATATTGCCAGCGAATAGTTCTAATTCTGTAACACAGGGTCAAGATATGATGAGGGCTAATGCAGTTTATAGTGCTAGGTTGGATAATCCGTTAATAAATCCAAAGGAAGCAACAACTAGATATTTAAAGGCTCTAAAGGTAGAAACACCTGAAACTTTAATGCAAGAACCACCAGCACCAGCACCAGACCCTATGGCAGAGCAACAAGCAATGTTAATTGAAGCACAAAGCCAGTTATTAGCGTCGCAGGCTGTATCTTTACAACAAAGAGATGAGTTGGCTAAGTTAAAAGAACAAAGAGAGTTCTGGACAGCTAAAAACAAAGCTAAGAACGAAAACATCAAGACTATGACAGATGGTGTTAAAACCATCGTTGAGGTGCAAAACATTGAGCCTGACTTAAAAGACGAGAAGAAAGAAGTAAGAGAAATGGGTGGAACACTATCTCTACCTGAAGTTAAACCTTTTGGAGAATAGATTATGGAAAAGATAACACCACAACAATTTAAAAGATGGAAAAGTAATACGGTCGGCAAGATATTCTTTGAGTATATTGAGGAAAATATAAGAGCGAACCAAGAAACACTTGACAATCTGGTTAAAAACCCACTATCATACACACAAGAGGAATACTATAAAAGATGTGTAGAATATGGAACAATTATAAAAACTTGGAAAGATTTATTGGATTTAAAGATTGATTATATACAAGGAGAAGAAGATGATACCGTTAAATAATAATATATTGTTGAAAACAGCAAAAGCAGGCACACAGGAAACGGAAAAAGGCTTGAAGCTATCAACAGATATTAAAATGAGGAATATATATACCGAAAGCACGGGGGTTATAATGGCTCTAGGCAAAGGTGTAAGAGAGGAATACCTTGATTTAGAAGTTGGAGATGAAGTAAGATTTCAAGAACACTCTGGATACAAGGTTAATGAGGATGAAGATAGCTTATACAGAATAGTGCAAGATATTGACATCTATGTAATAACCACGAAAGGAAAATAACGATGGTAGAAAAAGAGGAAGTAGGACAAGAAGGCTTAATCAAGCCAGATGTTCAAAAAGAAGTTGTATTAAAGAAGTTCTCCGACTTAACGGATACAGATATTAGTGCAATGAACGAAGCAGATGCTACAAACTATGCAGTTAGACAGGGCTGGAAGAGTCCTGATAAGTTTAACGGAGATAAGTCAAAACTTAAATCAGCTAAACAATACCTAACAGATACATTTAATGAAGCACCAGTATTAAAATCCAACCTAAAGAAGCAGACAGATAAAGTCGAAGCTATGATGGCGACAATGGCAAAGAACACTAAGTTATGGGAAGACAAGCTTGCTAAGCAAGATTTAAGACATAAAGCAGACCTTGAGATTAAGATTAAAGAAGCTGAGTCAAAACTAGCTAAATCAGAAGCTGAATTTGATGTTGCTGGAGTTAAGCAGTCAACAAAAGAGGTTGTAGAGTTTAAGAACGAACTTAATGACATTAAAGAGGAAGCTAAGAGAACAGAACAGCAAGCCGAAGTATCAGCACAAGAGAAGTCTAAAGAGTGGAACATTTGGAGTGGCAGTGAAGAAGCTGATAAGCTTAGGTTAATAGATCCGATTAAGTATAGAGGATTTGAAATGATAGTTGGTGAGATATATTCTCAAAACAAGCATCTATCCACACAAGATATTATAAGTATGGCAAAAGAGAGAGCCTATCCTAAGGCAAAAGCACCTGTTATTCAGGGAGCTAATGCTTCAAACAAAACATCTACTCACAGAATATCCTCTGAAGATAAAGAGATTATGATGATGA